AAACACCCACCAACCCCTGAAATGGAGAATCACCGTGCAAAAGCTCATCGACGCCTACAAAAAAGACGCCACCGACATGAACGCCCTCAAGTTGGCCCACCACGCCAAGAAGCACCCCATGAGCGTGTGCATGTTGACCGTGGCCGACGCCGCCCTGCTGGGCAAGGCGAGGGCCCAGCTCGCCCCCATCGTCGCCAAGTTGGACGCGGTAGTGATGGGGGAGGTCATCTGATGCGCCGCATAACTCAAGCCACGAGCGATAATCGTCACGGCGTAATTCATTGCTATGCTGAAGGTGTCGCCAAACAAGCCATGCTTGCACACTACACAGAAGGAAAGGAGAAGGATTATCACGACAAAAACATGCAAGCGGAACTTGAGGAATTAATCGCGGAATTACATCGAAACGGTCTCCTCAAACTCATCATGGATCGGAGGATCGGATGATCCACACCTCACGCCTCAAACCTGACGGCTGCTACGAGATCTACTACTTTGACCAATTGGTCGGGTGGGTCCGCCAAGGCCGTATGAGGGCCAAGGGCAGGCCCATCTGGCGGGCGCTATCCGTACACGGCGACCTGCGCCATACGCCCTCCTTGGCCTCCGCACGGGCCGCGCTGCTGGAGATGGTACATTGACCCCCGCCGCCTTCAGGGAACTTACCAAGGACCTCGGCTTCACCACCGGCGACGTGGCCGTCCTGATGGGGGTGACCCGCCGAACTCCCCAGCTTTGGCTTACCGGCCAGTCGCCTATCCCCCAGTCCGCTGCCATCCTGTTGGAGGCGATCAAGGAGGGCCTTGTTACAATTGAGTGGCTTGAGGACAAGATCGTCTTAGCCATGAAATCTGAGATTGCCTGACGCCCGAGGGGGTGTGTCAGGTTGAGGGGGCCGGGGGCAGGTACTGCGTTCCCCGGCCCTTTTCTATTCGCCCGGCAGGCCCCGCTGCCAGCCCCACAGGCACCGCATGCGCGTCCCCGCCGGGGTCATGTACGCCCTGCCCCTGTCCAGCAGGCTGTCAAGGGCGGCATTAATTTCATCGGGCGTCCCGTCATGGCGGAACCGATTTGTAACATAGTACATGCTCAGGTAACCCTCCCTCTGCATCACGTTCCAGATCACGTCCGCCAGATCCTTCTCGGGGATCGGGGACAAGTCGAACAACTCCCAGTCGATGTACTCATCCATGCCAAAAGCTCCATTTTTTGTGTGGGGTGCAATCCGTGGGGTTTGACCAAATCCCAAAAGCTACAGAATATAAAAAAAATAATAATTTATAATTTTAATTTTCTCTTTATCTCTTCTTTTGATCTTTTGCCCCCCAAAAGAGAAAAAGAGTATATAAATTAAGAATTTAAGTTGGGGTGCAATCTTGGGGTGCAATCCGATTTGGGGTTCAATGATTGCGCCCCAAATCGGTGATCTTGGTCAAAAAGGCGCATCTGAGAAGTCCGTGTCCCCGTTGTGGAAGTCGCGAACGAGGCCCTTAATGGTGTTGGGGTGCAATGCCCCGCCCTCCAAGTCCTTTGACCCCCTCCTGTGCCAGACGTAATGGTCCCTCCTCGTCTTGGTAATTTTGACCCTCCGACCCTCAATTGGGGTGTACCCCATGTCGCTCAGGATGTGCCCGATGGCCTTGGTCTGGGGGAAGTCGCGGCCATCCATCGTCGCCATATCTTTGAGATATGTAACATCAATAACGTCCGGCCCGACGACCGCGCAGGCGTAGTCCGCGATAGCGGTCTCAATGCTGTCGCGGTCTTCGGAGACGTGCATCGAGCGCATCGCCGCCAGCCCATCGGTCTCAGGTGCCCGGCCCGACGGGGAGAAGTCAGCCGAGATCTTCCAGTCCGACAGCATCCGGGCGAACACGTCGGGGCGACGATCCAAGTCGCCAAACAGCTCACCGAAGTAAGCCTCAGTCCCAGTCGCCCCGCCGTGCTGCGCGAAGAGGTCCTCCTTGCGGGTCTGGCGCGTGAAGATCACGCAGTAGCGCCTGTCATTGTCCCCGACCGGGATGGCGTCCGAGTGGTTGGTGAAGAGCATGTATGATGTGAAGTTGGGGATGTGCTTCTCGTCCTTCCCCTTGTGAACAACTGCTATGGTCGCGTTGGTGATGATAGGCTTCATCTTGTCGAGGATGGCGTACTTGTTCGTCCCCGAGATCCTGATCTCCTCAATACAGACCAGCACCGAGCCCTCGGCCCAGCCGGTGAAGGCTGAGTCGATGGCCGTGGTGGAGACCACCGAGGCCTGCTTGCCCATGACGGCCTGCATGACTTGGAAGAAGTACGACTTGCCATTGCCCTCGATGCCCTTGAGCAGCAGGGCCCACTGCACCCGCTTCCCGGGGTTCTGGTACACATAGGCCATGAAGTCGATCAAGATGCGCTGCTCGCGCTCCGAGCCGACCGTATTGCCCACATGCGCCATGAACCGGCTCATGATCTTTTTGGCCTCCTCGTCCAGCTCCTCACAGGGCTCTGCGCCACTGCGCTCGTAGGTGTTGAGGTGGGACAGGCCATTGTCCAGCGTGAAGATCCGCTCGGCGCCCGGCCAGAACATCTTGGAGGCCACCGTGGGAATGCGGCAGTAGGTCAGGGCGAAGGAGGCGGCGTCGGCGACATCCCCCGCCAGCACCTCGGGCATGCGGTCGAACTTGGCCCGGAAGGCCTCCCGTTTAATCGAGTGCCGGGTGGAGACCATGTCGAAGGTGGCGTCGGCCTCGCAGTAGACCCAGTCGGCCAGCCAACTGGGCCCGTCAAAAGGGCCGCCCTCGGCTCCCTCCACGGCGCCAGTGACCGACCTCCCAGAGCCCTTGGCGGGCTTGAAGGCCTTGTTGATGACCCCCTTGGTCATCCCCGCCCCCTTGCCGAAGGTGTCGTAGGCGAACCCCGCCAGCATCATCCGCATGTCGGCCCGGAGCTGCACCTCCCCGAGGGCGCTGACCTTATTGCGCAGGGCCGTGTAGCCCTCCAGCGAGCGCAGCGAACGCGCCTCGGCCTCAAGGGCGACGTAGGTCGAGCCCGTGGGCTGGATCTCGACTGCGGCCCGGCGCCCGCCGGACAGCTTTATGATCGACGCCATGGTGACGGGACGCGCCGCCCCGCCGAACGACCGCCACTTCGTCTGCATCTGGCGGCCATTGTGCTTGGAGCTGAGCATGCTCCACGCCATCCAGCGGTCCCATCCCAGCTCAGACCCACGGAACTCGTGATAGAGCGCCATGCCGACGCGGACCCACTCGTCATAGTCCTTGCCCTCGGCGGGGTAATTCTCAAGGAGGGCGTCGATCTCACCAATCGACATGCCAAGCGGCTCGGCGGCCACCATGGCCTCAAGGTCGCTGAAGTCGTCGTCCTCGCCCCCAACCGTAATCGCGATTTCGGTTAAGTTGACCGCCCACGGCTCCCCGTCCTGACGCAGGGACCAAGGCGTGACGCCCTCCCGGTTGCTGGGCAAGAACATCAACTGGGACATAGTAAAGCTGCACGGGTCCACCTTCCCAAGATCCACGAGGCGAACGATGTCGTTGACGATCACCGTATATTCAGCCTCAACAACTGGGCGGCTGAGGGGAACGCACAGGCGGAACCGGGGGACCTCGGGCGTGTGCCGGAAGGTTGAGTAGGCGACGAAGGCGCAGGGGAGCGTCATCCCGAGCTGGAACTCAATGTCAGCCAGCGACCCCTGCGGGGCGTCGAAATCGAGGGTGGCGACTGTGCGCACGGCGATGTTGCCGTCAGCCCGGCCCTTGGTCTCGTCGGCCCGGACTCCGCCCACGAAGGCCGCCCGGCCCACGCTGGCCTCCTTGCTGGGGAACGCCTTGAACGTGCTCAGTGTCGTGGCGAAGGGGCCCCACTCCGTCTCCCGCGTCTCCGCCGAGGCGAAATTTTTGCAGTAGGTGAAGCGGATCATCATGCTCCACCCTTTTCAACAGGGAACAAGAAGGTCGCGGCCATGGCGTCAGACGACAGGGCTGCCTTCACTTCCTCAAGGTCAAAGCGCCGGTGCCCCGAGGGTAACTGTATGAATGGAATGCGTCCGTCCTTGGCCAAGCGGCAGACCGTCTGCTTCGTCAGGCCGATCTCCTTCCCCAACTTTGTGCTTGTGAGCATGGCTCAATTTCCTTCGTTCGTGATTGACACTAAGGGGAGGATAACGTAATAATTCGTCGTTAGCAACAACCCTTGAAGGAACCCTGAAATGCTTGAACTTGAAATGCAGAAGCTCACCGCCGCCATCACCGCACTGACCGAAGAGCTTCGGTCGGCAAAGGTCGGCAATGAATTGCCGACCGAAAAAGAAACTCCGACAAACCCCGACAAACCCCGACAGAAGAAGCCGAAAGTGACGCAGGAAGAGGTTGAGGCGCTCGTCGAGGCGGCAACTCCTGTGGAAAACACCGAATGTACCGATCAACCCCTAATGGACAACATTCCCGAGGGCCGCCCCGACATCACCGAGACATCATTGAAGACAATGGCGCTGGAAATTGTCCGTGCCGACTCAAGCGCCCGCGCATTAATTCTTGCGATCCTCGCCGAGCATGGCGCCAAGACCGTCACCCAGCTTGACCACAAGCACCACCACGAGGTCCACGGGCGCTTCCTGAGCCTCGCCTACGACATCGCCAAGAACGGGGAGGTGACCCAGTGACCGCACACGCCAAACTAAGCGCCTCTGGCGCGCACAGGTGGATGAACTGCCCCGGCAGCGTCAAGGCGGAGGAGGGGCTGAAGGACAGTAGCAGCTCCTTCGCCGAGGAGGGGACGAGGGCCCACGACCTCATGGAGTTGGCCATGTTGAGCGGCAAGCCGTGCCGCAGCTTTGATGCCTACGGCACCGACATGGCCGACTTCGTTCAGGTCTATGTGGACTACGTCGAGAGCCTGAAGACACCCGGCGACATGTTGCTGGTCGAAGAGCGCGTGGACTTCAGTGAGTGGGTGCCGGGGGGCTTCGGCACCGCCGACACCATCCTCATCGGCGACTACCGCATCCATATCATCGACCAAAAATATGGGAAGGGGGTGCCGGTCTACGCCGAGAGCAACCCGCAGGCCATGCTCTACGCCTTAGGTGCCTACGCAGGCTTCGGGTGGATGGTAGACGTGAAGTCGGTCAAGATCAGCATCGTCCAGCCCCGCCTCGACACCATCAGCGAGTGGGAGATCTCGATCACCGACCTGCTGAAGTTTGGCGAGGTCGTGCGTCAGGCGGCGCTCGACACGCAGAGCCCCAAGGCCAAACGCGTCCCCGGCGAGAAGCAGTGCCGGTGGTGCAAGGCCAAGGCGACTTGCCCCGCGCTCTACAAGATGACGAGCGACATCTTGATGGCGGACTTCGAGCAGATTGACGAAGCCCCCCAGCCCCACAAGTTGAGCTTCGCGCAAATGCGGCTGGCGCTGGAAAACAAGGGCCTGATCGAGGCTTGGCTTTTATCTGTGGAAAACTCTGTGAAGGACCTCCTGCTTGAGGGAGGGGCTTTTGAGGGGTTCAAGCTGGTCGAGGGAAGGTCGATACGCAAATGGTCGGACGAGGAACAGGCTGGCGAGCGCCTTGTGGATTTGGTTGGGGAGCAGGGCGCCTTCACCAAAAAGCTGATCAGTCCCGCGCAGGCGGAGAAGCTGCTGGGCAAGAAGGACAAGGCCAAGATCGGCGACATCGTTGCAAAGCCCCGTGGCGCTGCGACACTTGCGAAAGAGAGCGACCCCCGCCCGGCGATCAGCCCCGTGGACGCCGACTTTGACGCCCTTGACTGCGACGAAACTGAGGCGTAACGTGTTCAAGCGTCACGAAGTGGCGTTTAACCCTAGAACTAAAAGGACTGAACAGAATGTCTAAAATCATCTTGAAGGACGTGCGTCTCTCATTCCCCAGCCTGTTCCACAAGGCTGTGTTTGACGGCAAGGAGACAAAGTTCGAGGCCACCTTCCTGATCGACAAGGCGAAGAACGCCGCGAAGATCAAGGAGATCAAGGCTGCCATTGAGGGCATGATCAAGGACGACCTCAAGGGCTCCAAGCTCCCCCCGGACAAGGTCTGCATGAAGGACGGCGACAGCATCGACTACGCTGGCTACGCCGGGACCATGAGCCTCAAGGCCTCCAGCACGAAGCGCCCGATCATCATCGACCGCGACAAATCGCCGCTGACCGAGGACGACAACAAGTTCTACGCGGGCTGCTACGTCAACGCCTCGTTGGAGCTGTGGGCGCAGAACAACCAGTTCGGCAAGCGCATCAACTGCAACTTGCTGGGCGTCCAGTTCATGAAGGACGGCGAGCCCTTCGCCGACGGCGTCAAGGGAAGCGTTGACGACTTCGAGGCCTTCACCGACGAGGACGTTGACTTCATCTAAAGCAAGCGCCCCGCTGGTGTTGACCGTGCCAGCAAGTCAGGGGGTGCCGGGAGGTCCCGGTAACGGTCCCCACTATCATCGAATGGAGATTGAAATGGCTTACATACAGGATCACGAAACAGATACATATTGGTGCCCGATGGTCAGGGCGCAGGCCGGTGAAGAGCCGTCATCAAATTCTGGCGGCACAATTGTTAATAATCAGCCCATCCAAGAAGTTCCATTGTTTGCCCGCTGCCGAGGCTCATCCTGCATGATGTGGCGCTGGTTTAAAGACTATGACGAAAACAAAGATGATGACCGGGGTTTTTGCGGACTGGCCGGAGCCCCCCTCAAAAAAATGTAATTCCCATTTAGCAAACTGAGGCCACTCCTCATGCTAGTCCTCGACTGCGAAGTTTACACCGACTACTTCCTAATCATGTTCAAGAACATTGAGAGCGGGCGCTACGCCTCCTACGAGATGTTTGGGGGGCAGGAGCTGCACAGGTCCCGCGTCATTCAGTTGATGAAGGAGCACACGACCGTCAGCTTCAACGGCCTCGGGTACGACATCCACATCATCACCGCCGCCCTTGAGGGCTGGCCCTGTGACGCGATCAAGCGCCTCTCCGACGAGATCATTAAGTCCAACTTGCCCGCGTGGCAGGTGGCGAAAAATAATCGCCTGCGCGTGTCTCACGACTGGGACCACATCGACGTGATTGACGTGGCGCCGGGCAAGGCGGGCCTCAAGATCTACGGCGGGCGCATGGGCGCCCCCAAGCTCCAAGACCTTCCCATAGCCCCCGACGCCAGCATCACCCCCGAGCAGCGGGTGGAGCTGCGCCGCTACTGCAAGAACGACCTCGACACGACTGAGGCGCTCTACCGGCAGTTGGAGCCAGCCATCAAGTTGCGGGAGCAGATCGGCGCGCAGTACGGCGGCATCGACTTGCGCTCCAAGTCCGACGCCCAGATCGCCGAGGCCGTCATCAAGTACCGCCTGCACGAGTACACGGGCCGCACCTACAAGCCCCGCAAGGTCGCGGTGGGGCACGAGTGCCGGTACGAGGACCCCGAGATCGTCTCGTTTCAGGGCGAGGAACTCCAGAAAGTTTTCCACAGGATTTTGAAGACGGGCTTCCCGGTCGGCTCGAACGGCGCGGTCACCATGCCAGAGTGGCTCCAGAAGACGAAGATCAGGATCGGCCAGACGGACTACCAGATGGGGATTGGCGGCCTGCACTCCTGCGAGAAGCGCCAGAGTGTGGTGGCGCAGGACAATCAGATCCTCGCCGACTTCGACGTGGCGTCCTATTACCCCAGCATCATCTTGAAGCTGAAGCTGGCGCCGCAGGGCATGGGCAATGACTTTCTGCTGATCTATCAGGACATCGTGACCGAGCGCCTTCAGGCCAAGGCGCGGGGCGACAAGCTCACCGCCGACACGCTCAAGATCGTGATCAACGGGTCCTTCGGCAAGCTGGGCTCGATGTACAGCGCCCTCTACGCGCCGGAGCTGATGATCCAGACGACCATCACCGGCCAGCTCTGCCTGCTCATGCTGATCGAGTGGGTGGAGAGCGTCGGGGCGCGGGTGGTGAGCGCCAACACAGACGGCATCGTCGTCCTCTGCGACAAGGCCCGCGAGAAGTGGCTGGAGGAGGCCATGTTCGACTGGATGCTGACGACGAGCTTCGAGCTGGAGCGCGCGGACTACCGCTCGATCCACTCCCGCGACGTGAACAACTACATGGCCGTAAAGCCCGACGGGAAGGTCAAGCGCAAGGGCGTCTACGCCGAGCCGGTGCTGTCCAAGAACCCGGACTTCACCATCGTCACCGACGCCGTGGCCACGTTCCTGAGCAAGGGGGCGCCGGTCGAGGACACCATCCGGGGCAGCACTGACGTGCGGGGCTTCGTGACCGTCCGGCAGGTCACCGGGGGAGGCCTGTGGCGGGGTGAGTATCTGGGCAAGGCCGTGCGGTTCTACTACTCAAACACGGTCGGCGCCGACGAGTGCATCAGCTACGCGAAGAACTCGAACAAGGTGCCCCGGTCAGACGGGGCCAAGCCGATGATGGACTTGCCCGACGAGCTGCCGGGCGACGTGGACTACGTCCGCTACATTGAAATGGCGCAGGACGCGCTTAAGGACATGGGGGTGATGAAATGAGTGAAGCAAGAAACAAAATTGATGACACCATCGACCTCGCGATGCTGATGAGGCCATTCTTGAACGGCAAAAATGGCGCAGTAGTCATGGCGACACTCTGCCTCCTGATGGCGGAAGCTATCACGGTCATCAACGATCCAAAAGTAAGGGACAAGACTGTGGACTACGTCAGCGCCTGCGTCCGAGGATACATCGAACAGATCGAGAGGGTGGCCAATGACCCCGCGTGAAGTGATACCCGCAACCATACCAGAGGAGATTGAAATGGAAGTCGAGAATGAACTGAAGGCAATCGTTGAGGCAGCCGCCCCGAGGGCAAACACCATCCGCGTTACACGCGAGGAAATAGAAATAGCCGAGTCCCTCGGCCTGACAATTCAAGAGTATGCCCGTGGCAAGGCAAAACTTATGAAGGCGCAGGCCGAGTACGAGGCGTGGCTCCAAACCCCAGCGGGCGCAAAGCACATGGTCAAACTTGAGGCACAGCGCAAGCACAAGCTCAAGCGTGACCGCGAGTACAGCCGCGCCTACCGCGCCCGCAAGGCACTGGAAAAGAAAGATGCTTGAGAGGACCATTGAGGCGGCGCTCGTCAGGCGCGTGACGAAGCTGGGCGGCCTGTGCGAGAAGTTCGTCTCGCCCGGTCGCCGCAGCGTCCCCGACCGCCTCGTCACGCTGCCCGGCGGGCGCGTCGTCTTCGTCGAGGTGAAGGCGCCCGGCAAGGGCCCGACCGAGTTGCAGGAGCGCGACCACTGGCGGCGCCGGAAACTGGGTTGCGAAGTTATTGTAATCAACAGCATCGAAGATGTGGAGGCATTCAAATGAGCAACTTTGACGCTGAGAAATCAAAAGAAAATAGAGACGCTGGCATAGACCGTGTAGCTAATTCCAATTCGTTTTGGTTGGCCTCCGTCCATGATCGGCTGCGCAAAATATCAAAAGAAAGGGAGGGGCAACTTGTTACGGGAGAAGATGTACGAGCCACTCTTACAGAACTTGGGCTTACGCCAAATCACCCCAACGCTTGGGGCGCCCTCATAAATGGACTGGTGAAGAAAAAAGTTTTGCTTCCAACTGGCGTCTATCGGCCCATGAAAGACCCCCGCAGTCACGCCAGAAGCACTCGCGTTTACGCATTGTCCGGATGGCAGGAGTGATGCTTTCCCGTAAAGATCTCCACGCATACCAGCGCCGCGCCGTCTCCTTCATCAAGGATAGGCGGCGGTGCGGCCTGTTCCTTGACATGGGTTTAGGAAAAACTTCCTCTGCACTTACCGCCGTCAGCGACCTCCTCGACGAGTTCTCCGTCCACAAGGTCCTGATCGTTGCGCCCCTGCGCGTGGCCAACAGCGTCTGGAGGCAGGAGGCGGCCAAGTGGGCGCACCTGAAGCACCTCCGGGTGTCCGTCTGCACGGGCTCGCAAAAGGCGCGTCTGGTGGCCCTACAGGCCGACGCGGACGTGTTTGTGATCAACCGGGAAAACATGCCGTGGCTGGTGGAGGCGCTTGGGGCAAAGTGGCCCTTTGACATGGTCATCATCGACGAGAGCAGCAGCTTCAAGAGTTCTTCGTCCCAGCGTTTCAAGGCCCTGCGGCGGGTGCTGCCCAAGACCGAGTACATGGTCCTGCTGACCGGGACGCCGTCGCCCAACGGCCTCCTCGACGTGTGGTCGCAGATGTACCTGATCGACTTCGGGCAGGCGCTGGGCCGCACCATGACTGCCTACAAGCAGCGGTTCTTTGAGCCCGACTACATGGGCTACAAGTTCACGCCCCGGGAGGGCTCCGCCGACAAGATCCACACGCTCATGGCGCCCAGCGTCATTCACATGAGCGCCGAGGACTACCTCGACCTGCCCGAACGCATTGACCTAATTGAGCGCGTGGACATGAGCCCCGCCACCCTTGAGGCGTACAACGACTTTGAGAAGACCTTGTTCACCGAGCTGGAGGACGGCGAGGAGATCGAGGCGGCGACTGCGGCCATCCTTGCAAACAAGCTACTGCAATTCGCCAATGGGTGCATGTACACGGGCAAGGATGGCAAGTGGTCGGAGATCCATGAGGACAAGCTCGACGCTCTCGCCGAGATTATTGAGGACAATCAAGGCGAAAACATCCTCGTTGCCTACAACTATCGGTTTGACCTTGAACGTCTCAAGAAGCGGTTCCCCGGTGCGGTTGTCTTGGACAAGGCGCAGGAGACGATTGACCGCTGGAACCGGGGCGAGATCAAGATGCTTCTGGCTCATCCGGCGTCTGCTGGGCACGGGCTGAATTTGCAGGGCGGCGGCGCCACCATTGTCTGGTTCGGCCTGACGTGGTCACTGGAACTGTATCAGCAGTTCAACGCGCGCCTGCACCGGCAGGGCCAGCTCAAGCCCGTCAAAATTCTTCATGTAGTGGCAAGAAAGACCATTGACGAGCGCGTTCTTGGCGTCCTATCGTCCAAGGATGCAACGCAGAAGCAATTGCTTGCCGCTTTGAAACCGTGATCGACTTTAACATTGAGATGGAGGGTAAATGAAGTTTCTCATCACCATGAACATGCCTGCGTACAAGGGCGGCGCCATTCACCAAATCATGTGCGAGTATCCGGCAAACAGTTTGGCGGATTTTTGCGCTGCCTTGGAGAAGCATGAGTTCACTGTCGTCGAAGAGTTTTACAAGGACAAGGATGCGATATTTGGCGTTGATCAACCCTATAAAACTCAGGGGCTGACAGCCGTAAACTACCGCTACGTCGGAAAAATTAAAGAGTTTGTCCACAGGAACAACAACAGCAACACCAAGTATGGAGATTGAAATGGACCACACAGCAATTCTCACCGACGCCGTCCTCACCCTGCGCAACCGTGACGATCAGTACGGCAGCATGACGGAGACGATGACCCGCGCCTGCCAGATCTTTGAGTTGATCACGGGCAGCCCGTTGAGCCCCTACCACGCCAACGTCTTCATGCACGCCCTGAAGCTGTCGCGCATCAGGACATCGCCCGGCAAGCTCGACAACTACGTTGACGGCATCAACTACCTTGCTTTTGCTGGAGAGTTTGCTGTGCCGCCGGGCGGGGCCGAGGCGCTTGTTAATGCGGGCATGCGCGACTTGGTCGAGCAGATGAACACGCAGGAAGTGTAGCAAAAGGAAACGGCGCATGCGTCTCCGTGTTAACGATTTGGTAGTTTTTCTCATGCATGGTGAGGGGGTGGCCAACATTGACACGGAGATTGACATGAACACGATCCAGAACAAGCTTCGCCGCTTCGAGACCTTCACCGATCCGCAGTACCGCACCAAGCGGGAGTTCCTGATCAACCCTGACGGCCTTGAGGCGGCGGACTACATCGACAACTTTCAAAAGCACATGGGCTACATCATCGCCATTGCCTTTGAACATATTGATGATGAGGCGATCCACGAGCGCATTACGCGCCACGGCTACGCCGCCATTAAGGGAGTTAAGTGATGGATATGGAATTAAAGATGATCGGCGCCCTGATGCTGTTGATTGGTGTCAACGTGATTATTGGATGGGGAGGTTAATGTGGCCGAACCCAAAGACTACCGGATTGAGAT